TGCCCCGCACCCGAGAAGCTCACCGCGCCCGTGATGACGTCGCCTCCACCCTGACCAGTTTTGTCAAGAGAATTGCTGATATTGATGTCTATTTGATTCTGTTGCGCGCTGGTGAGGGTATCACCACTTGCCCACCCTCCTGGTTTTACGCGCACAAAGCTCATGTGAAAGCCTCCAGCGACAAGTCGGGCTCGTCGAGCCGGAACGATTGCGTTCCGAGGGAGCTATTGAAAAACCAGTCCCACGTCGTCCAAAACGGAAGGGCCTGATCGAGAATGGGGCCCATCTTTCCGATCACCGAATAGAAGAGCGCGTTGGGTGTCCCCGTGGCATTGGGCTGCGAGTAAATCCCGCTCGGCACCGCCACCTGCACGTCGATGTGAGCCAGCGTCGAAAGCCAAGGCACCGCCGGATCGGCGCTCATCGTGTACGTGTCGCCGTTCGTGTACGTGCCGGCGGGGAAGCCCGCAGTGAGACCAGTGACCGTAGAGGGGCCATTGAAAGCAAACGACGCCACGATCGTTTGCCCGGTCTGAACGAAGCTGCCGCCGTTGTTGATCGACCACTTGAACTGCCCCGCGCCGAGGCCGCCCGTCGTAGTGATCTGGATGAGCATCTGGTACGCGCTGGACGGCGTGCCCGTGACGGTGACGGCTTGCGGCGTCGTACCCGAAGCCGTGACCGCCGTGAGCCCCTGCACGTACGAGAGCATGTTGCCCGTCGTCTGGTGATTGATGCCGACGAAGAGCGAGCCGAGCGCCGCGGACAGAGAGTCAATGATCGGCTGCAGGCTGTTGGACGTCGTGAATCGGAGCCATGCCGCGGACACGCGCGCTTGCCTCGTTCGCTCCGTATCCCCCGGGATGGGAGGCGTTCCAAAGATACGCTCCCAGCGCTGAAGCATGCCCGTAACAAGCTGCGCCTTCGCTGGGTTGAAGTTATTCGCTAGTCGCTGGTTGCAGCCGTAGCCGTCGTAAGCGAGTGCCTTGGCGATCGCGTAGGTCTCCATCGCGAACGGGGTCGACGGTGGCCACTTCTGGTCGTACGCGCTGCCCATCTGGCTCGAGAGCGACTCGAAGATCCGCTGAACCAGCGGAACATTGCTTGCTCCTTCACCGCCGCCGTAGCGCCGTGGGTAGCCTGACGCTCCACCGTAGGCAGGCACCTATCGGACCCAGATGTCGAAGTCGAGCGCCGAGCCTGGATCGGCCGCCGCTCCGGCCGCGTTGAAGATCGCCCACGTGACCACGTTCGCGCTCGTGGTGTTCACGATCATGTGCATGAGAGTCGCCGGGGCTGCTGTTGCGGTCGCTCCGCGGCACCGCCCAAGCGGAAACTGCAGATTGAGCGTGTGGGGATTGCCGGCGTAGTTGGGGAGCGCGTTTCCGATCTCGTCATTGACCGTCGTCGGCCATGTTGCTGTGCCAGTCCCTACGCCGGTGCGCGCGAGAACGACGAGCGCGTTTCCTGCGCCGCCTTGCCAGACTTCGAAGTGAGTCACGAGCACGGGGGCGTTGGTGCCGTTGAGCGTGAATCGCACCTGGCAGCGCGTGTTGCAGTAGGTCGCCGACGTCGCATCGAGCAAGGCCTGATTCCCGCCGAGTGCGGGCAGGTCGGTCGTTGCGTCGATTACCGCTGTGTAATCTTGAATTACGCCGCCGGCCGTTCCGAACGAATCCGTATCGGGAAGGCTCACGCTGCACGCTCTTGACTGTTTTCACTCCAGACACATGTTCTACGCATGGGACTTGAGGCCTCCGACTTGGGTGACCGTGAGCTGAGTCAAACGGCATACCAAGAAATGTTCATCGGCACGAAGCAACTGGGAGCCGCGCTCGTGAGCACCCCGCTCGCGTTCACGACTGGAGACACCGGAAGCGCGGGCACGTACGGCGCGACGATCGGATTGCCGCTGTTGTGGTCGATGCGGGCGATCCAGTTGGCGTCCTGCACTTCGTTGTTTGGCCCCGAGTTGATGAGCTGCTTCAAAAAGCGAGCGTCGAGCGCGTATGGCCACGCAAGCGTCTGCTGCGGGTGCCGGAATGCCCGCGAGTAGAGCGCGGCGGTCGACGGCAGCCATTCCCCCGGGCCGAGCGTGGAGAAGGCCTGGAACACGGCTGCCATGTAGATGAGCTGATTGGTCGACTGCGGGAAGATGAAGTTACCGACCGCGATCCCCACCATCGGTGTGTCGACCGTCAGGACGTACGCGCCCGATCCACCCGTGAAGCTCAGGACGGTCGCCGTGTACATCTGCCACGTGAGCGGCGAGATGAACGCGATGTGTGAGACGCCGGCCTGTGGCGGGGTCGTGACCGCGTTGACCGTGAAGACTGTGGAGCTTGTGACGGCGGTGACCTTGACCGGGGCGGTCCCGCTGATCGAAGACGGCCACGGGGTGCCGTCGAGCCACCCGCCCCCAGGCCCAGGAGGGGAGGCCGTGGGGGCAGGCGGCAGCGACAGCAAGATCGCAATGTCGGTCGGCTGGTCGACGCTGGCCGTTGCCACGAGAAGCGCATGCTCCGGCATCAGACCCTGGATGTACGGCGCCACTGTGCCGGACACGAGCACCGAAGGGAGCGCGCGGCTCTTGCTCGTGCTCGACAGCGTGCCCGTCGCCTGCGGGGCCGCCGTGACGACGACAGCCCCCGTCGAGGGGCCGATGAACGCCGGGTAGGCAAACCCAGCCTGAACGTTTGGGCTCGACTGCTGCGCCCACTGAATCAGCTGCGAGGCGTTGCCGCCCTTCCACGGATTCTGGAAGACCGAGAAGAGGCGCTGCCGGGGGGGCTCGTCGTTGCCGGCCTCGGAGTCGAAGCCGTTGGTCAGGCCATCGGTACCTCCGAGCGTGCCGACCGTGACCTGCGCGGGGCATGTCGCGGGGGCCGTCACCCACTTGAGCTGATCGCCGTTGGCGTGGTTGGTGGCTTTGCCAGTGTCGAGCGCGATGACCGGGACAACGATATTGCCGGCCGCATTGACGACGTACGTGCCCGGCGTCGTGATCTGGTAGCGCTGCCCCACGTTGTCGGTGAGCTGCGTCAGATTGGGGACTAGCACGCCACCTCCGACGGCCGTTGAGGACGGGGAGGTGATAAGGCCGTAGGCCGAGGTCGCGGGCCGACGCGAGAGATTGACGAACGCGAGCCAGCGATCGAGGTCGCTGCCGCCCGCCGTGTCGGGCATGTTGCCGTCCGCCTTGATGACGGCGTTGGCTTGGATGACAGCGATCTCGTTGCCGACCGCGGTGAATCGCAGATACGTGTCGGAATTGGGCCCGATGTTGGGCTGCGTGATCCCGAGCGTCGTGAGCCCATTCTTGTAGGTCCGCAACATGTCGTCGCGGATCTGCGTGTTGCTCTTTTGAAAATAGGATAGGAGCGGCTGAGTCGGCCCGCTGGTGAAAGGCGTGATGGGTTGGGTCATCGACCGTCGTACCCGTTGGGCTCATACCCGTAATCGATCGTGAGTTCGGTCTCCGCGTCGATCGATCGGATTGCCCAGTACATGATCAGCCGCTTGGTTGGGTATTTCTGCAGGCACAACGTCGGCGTCTTTGAATGATTGAAGAGCGATCCGAATCCAAGAGCGATTGCGCTGCGTCCTCGACGCCACGTGTACACGTAGTTCTCAAGGACACCTGCCACCTGTTCGTTCGGCACAACGACAACCGGGGCAACGTGCACCAGCTCCCCGGCCATGAATGGTCGTGCCGCAATAATCATGCGGTCGCGCTTGCTGACGCCGACGGCAAGCGGCCAATCGAGTTCGGTTCTCGTCATCGAATCAAGGCCCGAAGAACGGCGTCGTTACGAAGGTGTTGGTCGTGAGGTCGCGCCATTTGAGTTCGCACGTGCCCGCGTCGGGATTGCTCACCAGGTCCCGGACGACGACGGAGACGACCTGCACCATCTTTGCGCGAACGAGGGAGGCGAGAGCGCGGTTCGCGGCGGCCGTTACCTGCTGGATGTAGTTGGGGCCCTTCTCCTGGATTTGCCCGAACTCCTGCCCCAAGTCGGCAATCACCGCGGAGCCTCGGATCGTGATCAGCGCAAGCTGCACAAGCTGGCGGACGGTCCCGACGCCTTGAATGCGCCCGTCGGCGGTGTACGTGTAGCTCTTGGTGACTGGATCGATGTTGCGCCCCGTCTGAGGCAGCCCAGTGCGCACGTCGGGCAAGAGGGCGTTATTTGGGACAGTGGCCTTGTCTGGCACGCCGTAGCCGGCGCCCGACGTCCCTGCCGGCGCGAATCCTGCTCCAGTAGGCATGTCAGCTGCATCCTGCCTGTCGCTCAAGGCGGCGCGCGTCCTCGAGGGCCTTGTCGATCTGCCTCGCGTATCGCTGCTGCAAGAGATTTTGCTGCTCTACGACGGCGCGGATTGCACGTTCAAGAGCGGTGAATGTCATTGACTCGCTGTGCAGGTGGCTGAGTAGTTGGCTTGTCCGAGCGCGTTCGTGAAGGCGGTGAGCGCGTTGGCCACGGCAAGCTGCTGCGCTGGGGTGATACCGGACGCCGGGGTCGCGGAGGCGATCGCCGCACTCATCGCCTGGGCCCACGTGCTGAGCGCCGAAAGCTGCGTCGCGAGCTTGGTCTGGAGCACGATGCCATCCGTCGGGTTGGGCCCCACCGAGACGTTGCCGTTTTGCGCCACGGCCACCGAGCCACCTGGGGTCGATAGTGTCGCCGTGGTGGCCGCCTTGCCTTTCCACGATCCGTCGGCCCCCCACGTCGTCTTGGCGTTCGTTGCGAAGACAGGATTCGTAGACCCGGCGCATGTGTCCCCTGGGTTGAGCATTCCAGGTACCTTCGCCGAGCGAAGATCGCGCGACGCAAACACGATGTCCCGATCGCCATTGCGCACAGCGTAGGCCTGGCATGCGCCACCGCCCGCCCCCGTCGTGGGACTGGCCGGGCGCGACCAGAAACCGGTGTGCTGGACCCACTCCGCCTCGTCGATGTCCGAGATCGCCGTCTGCTGGTCGCCCAGCTGCACAAGAAGCGCGTCCGTGATCGCGCTGTACGCGCTTGCGAGGATGTCTTGACCGATGCCTAAGAGCTGGCCAAATATCTCGCGACGGTTCACGGCTGGAAGCTCCCCGGGCGCACGCACTCGATGGTCGTCGTGGTCCCCTGCCCGAGGCGCTTGGAGAAGCTCCGACCCATGATCCAGAGCGGCATGTGCAGTCCCGGCGAGCCGAGGCCTACGCTGCGGTCGTCGTCCACATCAATGATCGTGTCCACGGCAAGCGGCTGGCCGTTCAGGCGATGGCCCATGATCGTGTAGTTGGCCGTCAGGCTCTTGCGCATCAGAAGCGAGAGCTCTCGCAGCACGAATGCGTCGAGCTCGGCTTGGGTGTGGCTCTCAGAGTCGTAGATGTACATGGGGCGCGCATTGGGCTCGGTCACGGGACTGAGGGCCGAAAACGCAATGGGTGGCGTCACGAACTTGATCTGCGGGTACTTGCTGATGATCGCGGAGATATCGCTCGCCACAATGGGGTTGACGATCGCGCTCCGCAGCGTCGTCCGTGCAAACTCCCCGCCGCCACCGAAGCCGTAGGCCAGGATACAGGACGGCTGGTCGCAGCCCGACACATCGACATCGGCGTCGAGCACGTTGTTCTTGGCTGGATCGCCGACCTTATGCTTGAGCTGGTAGCGTGGCTCTTGGTCGAAGTCGGGCTTGCCGAGGATCACTGTCTGTCCGTCCTGGGCCGGCCAAAGCCAGAGCCCGAATCGCTGGGCCACTCGCGAGCAAAAGGCGAAGGCCCCCTCGTTCGGATAGGGCTTGATCTCGTGAAGAATGTAGCTCTTGAGCGGCTTGCCCTTCTTGCTTGTTGGCGTTCCGTAGATGCGGCCCGTGATGGCGTTTCGGTTGGCAAGGTTGTCGATCGCCATGACGGTCATCCCGAATGGACCCAGGACCGCTTGGATGGCCTGATCGAGCGTCATCGAGGCCTTGAGGCGCACGTTGGGGTCTACGTGCGAGTCAACAGCTGGCGAGAGCCAGTCGCGGCCCTCGATGGTGACCACGGTGCCGCCGCCGCGATCGGAGCGCGTGCGGATGCGGTCCATAATCCCGATCGACTGCACCACTTCGTCGATCGTGACCTGCACCGACGTGCCAGGCACCAGCGCGATTAGGTCGATGTCCGAGAGCTGATCCCCAGACAGCGTGAACGACCAAGAGTCGCTCGGGGTCAGAAAGTGCTCGTGGTATTCGTACGAGAGAAAGAAATCGAAGGCGAGCGGGCGCCCTTTTACGAAGACGTTGGGCAGCCGGATCGCCATGCTGCCGAGCTCGGGGCGGTCGATTGAGGCCAGCCCCGGCGTTGGGGCACGCCCGACGATCGTAACCGGCTGGACCATCCTGTCAGTTCAGGTAAAAGCGTGCGATCGTCCCTGCAGGCACGAGCGGAGTCTGCGCAAGCCTCGGGTTGAGTGTGAGCAGGCTTCCCAGGTCCGTGGGGATGGCGCCAGCCAATGCCGCGAGAGTCATGTCCTTGGCGACCGTGAAGAGCCCTTGCGCACGGGCCTTGGCCAGCTGCGCCGCCTTCTGGTCGTAGAGGGCCGCCTTCATGCGCTCGCAGCTCTGGATGATGGGCCAGTTGAGCGCGTTCGAGTTGCCGGCGCGATTCACCGAGTCCTCGAGCGATTGCACGTTGTAGAGCGCGTTGTCGATCTGCCCCGCGTACTTCTTTTGCAGAAGCGTCGTTTGGTCGACGACGCCGCGGATCGCAAAGACCAGATTCGAGAACGTGACGGACGGAAGCGCGAGGCCTTGCGGAAAGAGACCCTTGGGGAGTGCCGCGAGCTGCCCGTCGAGAGCTTTGCCAGCGGCTTGGATGCCCGCGGCGGGGGACGGAATCGAGAGATCGTTGTCGAGATCGACGCCCGTGTCGTCGGTCTCAATCCACGACAGCTCGACCCAGACGCCCGAGCGAATCGCCGCGTCGAGGTCCCACTCCATCGTCTGGCACTTGCATGTGAGCGCCCCGATTTCGGGGTGCTGCAGTGTGCCGCTCGACTTGTCCGCGCAGGCTTGGAGCAGGTTGTCGCGCACGTACGGATAGAGAATCGACTGCCACTGCTCGTTGGGGCCCTTGGCGAGGCCGTTCAACATGGGCACGCGCGCGGTGATCTCGAGCGGGGCACGCCCCGTGCCCTCGATATGTGCGCCGTCTCGGTCCACGAACTTGTGGATGACGAGGTCTTGGCGCAGACGCGTCTTGATCGAGCCGCATGGGAGCGAGATCGACTTCCATCGAAGCTCGAGAAGGCTCGCGAAAAGATCGTTGACGCTGATCGGCGCGTCGGGCGGGATGATCCCGTAGTTGGTCGCCTGTTGCGTGGGCGAACCGAAGAGCGCGGCGACGTTCTGTGCGGCTCCGGTGACGCCAGCGAATGCTCCAACTGGCTGGGTCACTTAGGCTCCGGTGCGATTGCGATCGCTCATGGGCATCTCGCGGGCTGGGTTGTTCTTCACGATCGAGTGCGACTCGCCGTGCTGCTCGATTGACTTGCGCGCCTTGTCGAGCGCGTCGGCGAACATCTTGATGCTTTGCTCTGTGTTCTTGAGCTCCCCCTGGGCTTGCGACTTGCGCTCGCCCATCCCGAGGACGCCCATGCCGAACGGCTGCCAGCCACTACCCGACGCCTTGTCTCGCTCCTCGACTGCGCGCTTCTCCAACGCCGCCTTCTGCGATTCTGCGGCTGCGATGTCTGCGGGCGTGACGGTGCCAGCTCGCGCCTTCGCGGAGAGTCCGAGCGCCGCATTGGCGCCCGACGTGCTCGCTCCCAGACTCGTCGCCGATTGCACGCGGTCCGCGATCGCGGCGCCGGTCGTGGTCGCCTCAATGATTGCGCCACCGATTGCGACAGCGCCAACGGCAGCGCCGAGCTTTGGCAGAACGCCACCGCCACCACCTGCGCCGGTCACGCCCGGTAGCCCAACGCCGCCACCGCCTCCGATGAGCATCGCGATCGCGCTCTTGACGGCTGCGCCAATGCCGGCGCTAACCAAGTCCTTGGTGATCGCCGCCATCACGATCGCGCCGATTCCCTTCATGGGGTTGTCCGAGAACCACGCGGCGAAGCGGGCGACCTCTTGGATCACCGCGTCGATCTTTGGCAGAAGCTCCGGAAGCTTGTCCGCGAAGCGCTGCAGGTACGGCTCGAGCTCGCCTTGGATGGTCTGCTCGATCGCGTTGACGGCCTTGGCGAACTTCTCCGCCGGCTGCGCCATCACCTGCGCGTACTGCTGGTCGAGCTGAGCCTGTGAGCCGCGGGCGTTGAGGATCGGATCCATCTCGGCGTGCACGGCCGCAAGGCCCTTCTTGCCGCCGCCAGCATTCTGGAAGAGCGGCGCGAGCCGATCGAACGCGCGCACGCCGCGTTGCCCGAATACGGCCCCCAATGCTCCGAGGTTGCCGCCTGTCCCGAGCAGAGCGGCCTCGATGAGCTTCTCGGGGCCTCCCTTGATCTTGCCTGACTTTTTGTCCACGGCGTCGACCAGCCATTGCGGAGCCGTCGACTTGGCGGCCTTCGTGACCGCCTCGCTGCCGAGATCCTTCACGCCAATCATGGCTTCTTCGGCGCTCGTGCCTTCCGTTCTCGTAATCTGCGCCAGCGCCATGAGCTTGCGCTGGTTCTCGGTCATGTTGCCTTCGTAGAGACCTCGCGTGGCGCCCAGACCGCCGGCCAACGAGGCCATCTCGGGGATCTCGACGGCGCCTTGCTTGCCCTGCTCCATCAAGTCGAGGAGCATCTGGCGCATGTCCCCCGCGCTCAGGTCCTTGTTCTGCGCCCGTAGGATGCCAGCGGCTCCCGTGATGTCCTCGAGAGGCGTGCCGCTCGCTTTGGACATCTGCGCAAAGAAGCGCATGTTGGCCATGCCGCCCGTGAAGTCCGAGCTCTTGGCGACGTAATTCTGCACGGCGCCGATGAGCTGCGTCTTGTCGACGCCCATCTCGGCGGACACTTGGCCAGCTTGGCCGAGGATGTTGCCTACGTTCGCCCCTGGCGCTGACTTCCCCCCGATGGTCGCTGAGTTGACCAGCAGCGCCGCTGCGCGCTCTGCGGACATCTGCTTGCGAGCGGAGTCGACGAGGAGCGCTCCACCTCCGATGCCCAGCGCTGCAGCGGCCATCGAGCCCGTGCTGGACATGATGCCGCCCACCGAGCTCGAGACAATGCCGCCAACGCGCCGGCCCTTCTGGGACCACGTTCGCGCGGAGCGCTCTGTTGCCCGAATCTCGTCGGATGCCTGACGCGCCGCGAGCCGCCCCGCCATCTCGGCAGCGCGCAGGCGCGATCGTGTCTTTTGCGCTTCGAGGCGGTCGACTTCCCGAGCGGCCCTTCGTGCGTTCGCTAGCTCCGCATCGGCCGCCTTCTTGGTCGCTGCGGTCGCGGCTTGCGCAGCAAGTACGGCCGCTCGTTCGCGGGCCTTTGCGGCTTTCTGCGCCTCGCTTGTTGCTAGCTTTTCCTTCTTCGAAATGGAGTCGAAGAGCCCTTTGTACATCTGCTCTCGCTCGCGACGTTCCCTCGTGGCCGCATTGACTCGAGTGCGACCCTCTGTCTGCGCCTGCCTGCTAGCGTTCTTCTCGAACCTCTCGATCCGCTTCTCGATCGTGTCGAAGGCCTTGAGCGTCCCCTGAAAGCCGGGGCCAAGCGCCATCTCGATCAGAATCGGATCGATGGCCACGCGCTACACCGCTCCGCTAACCGGATACTCTGTCGCTACCGCCTCTGGCTCAGCGCTTTCCGTCGGACTCGGCGTCGGCGACGATTCGTCGGCAGGCAACGTGTAGGAGCCACTGGCAGTCGAGGAGATCTTGAGGAGCGACGCCAAATGCATCACAAGCTCTTGCAGCGCTTCCAATCCCAAACGCGATAAAGGGACGCGGCTGCCCCCCTCCTGCAGGACCTTCAGCCAGGCGTTCATTTCTGGGACCGTGAGCTCGGAGAGCATCGGCCCCTGCTCTGCCCGGAACGCCGTGTAGGCCTGCACCAGCATTCCGACTTCGTCGGTCCCGAGGTACTTGCGCACTGCCGCCGCGCTCGGGAACGCCGCCATACCAAGGTCTTTGGTGCGGCACGCCATCACGACGAGCTGTACGAATTGCTCTTCGCGATAGAGCTCCTCGTAGGCGAGATCGCCCGCTTTGCCATCGTCGCCGAGACGCGCCTTGGCCTCCTTCGAGGCGTTGACGCGCGCGGTGTGCAGTTCGTCGATCGTCAAAAGCTGCAAAGCCAAATCCCCCACCGAGCCGTCCTTCGCGGGGAAGGGGACGGTCGTGTGGGGGCGGGGACGTTTGGCGATGGCGAGGAAAAGATCGCTCGGTGCGATGCTGGCCGCTTTGGGGGGCATCATGGGGGACGGCTCAGAGTTGCCAGAGGCTCATGGGCCCAACGGCCTTGAACGTGTAGACGGCCTCCTGGTTGACCGCGTGGGTGAATGTGTCGGAGATAATGAAGCACTCGCCGCGGTTCTGCATGCCGGCGGGGCCGAGGATGTATAGCTTCGCTGGGATATTGCCGATGATCTTCTTTCCGGCGTCGAATTCGAAGTTGCCAATGGGCACGGCGTTCTTGACGTCCCATTCGGACATCGGAGCGCCCGGCGAGACGCCCGCCATGCCCTTGCCGACGGTCTTGACGATCTGCGCGTCGCTTGTGCGCGATAGCGTGACTTCCTGCTCTTCCATGAGCAGCGAGAAGTCCGCGTAGACGTACGCGACGGTATAGAGACTTAGGTTCCCTGCGATTTGCGTTCGCCTTCTGTGGATCGGTCAGCAGACCGATACAGTGGATATATGAATACGAGTCGCTAATCGCTAATTGCGATTACCCTACCTGTTGCGCGAGCACAGCGAACTGGTCCGCGAGCGGAACTGGAGATAGCTGGAACAGCGCCGACATCCTCGTGTTCGGGTTGTTCTCCTGCTGCACCTTCGCGTTCGCGTTGATCACGTCCGCGGGTGACAGCCCAACGACCACGGGGACGTTCGGCGGATAGCCCCACTGCCCGGCGTTGCCGTAATTGAGTGTGAGGCCCTTGAGCGCTCCGCCCCATGCGCCTGGGGATGTCGCTGTGCTCGGAAGCGGCGGCGCGCCCGGCAGCGGGTCAGGCAGGAGGTCCTTGCCTCCGAAGCTGAGCTGCGTGATCGCCACCGCGTCGTCAGCCCAGTAGTCGCATACAACGCGCTTGTGCGCATCGCGAATACGGTAGTCCTGATTTGCGCCCGTGAGGCTCTTGGTCGTGCATCGCTTGACGAGCTGCGCCTGCCCACTGGTGAATTGCGTAATCGGCGTGATGCCGTTGTTGAGAGCGCTCACCAGCTGGGCGTTGGTCGGGGCGACCGCGAGGCCTCCGCGCCCGCCCGCGCCAGGTAGGTTGGTCCCGCCTGCGATCGTCGGGAGCCAGACGTTGCTGTCCGTCGACGTCGCCGGGAAGAGAGAGAAGTTCTTGCGGGCGACGCCGTACTGCGCGCCGATCTCTAGCAGCGCATAGAGCGCCGCCGCATTGGCCGCCAGATCGAGCGGCGTGAGGTCGGTGCAGTTGCCCCACACAAGCTCGGCACGCGGCGAATTCAGAGCCGTGGCCACGGTGATCGTGTTGGCCAGCGTGTCCATCGATCCGCCGATTCCGTATTGCCGGATCCCCGTCGTCGGCTGAGCGTTGTTGGTGACCTGCGTAACGATGCGCCCGAGGTTGGTCGAGTCCGAGTCGCAGGAGACGATCGTGTAGTACTTGGCTGGCAGAATCGTCGCGAGTGCGTTCGTGTTGATGTCTGCCGTCGCGCCGCCCGAGAGGAATGTGTTGGCCGTGAGCGTCGTCGTGGTCCCGATGGTACCGCTCGAGGTGATGAGCGCCTGCATCCGGATCCAGTTGCCCTCTGGCCCTGTGTTCTTGGCGGTGTAGGTTATGACGCCAGCGGCGTTGTTGGCTGTGACCGGCCAGCGCGTCTGGCTGTTGACGCTCAGGACGATGTTCGCGGCGATCGTGGTCGCCGTGTCGCCGTTGTTGATCGCGGTGTCGACGAACTGATCCACGCACCATGTGCGGTGGTTTCCGTTGGCCGTGGCCGTCGTGGCGATGGTCTCGCCGAGCGTCGCCGCCGCCCCTGCGCTCGCCGCAATCGCGACAAAGTAGAGAGAGGTAACCTTGTTGACCGCTGTCCAACGCAGGTACGCGCGGTGCAGCTGCGAGCCGGCGCCGAAGAGGTTGATGACGTCGTTCTCCGTCTGGCAAGGCGTCTGCGTGTCGGGGCCGTAGATGACCGTCTCGACGGTGGCCGAGCCGGATGCCGTCTTGTTGCCGATGAGGACCGCCGCACGCTGCGAGCCCGAGCCGCCTACGGGCCCCTGCGCGAAGTCCAGCTGCAGGAAGACGCCTGGCAGAGGATACGAGGCCGCCAGGCCGTTGAGGATGATGCTGGCGAGAGCAGGCATGGGCTACAAGCTCGCTTTCATCGCCGCCGGGGTGGCGGGCGCGGTCGGAACGTCGGGAGGGGCGTGCTCGCTCAGGCCATGTGCCTTGAGGACGTCGGCGAGCGGCACAGTCGCGCCGTGCACCTCATGGATCTCAGCGATGTCCGCGGCGAGCGTCGCCTTTGCGTCGTCGCCATGCTCTCCCCCGAAGTCCGGATCGAAGGGGACGCCGAGCCAGGTCGCGGTCTCTTGATCCGCGGGCCATACGTCGCCGAGCTCGAAGCGTGAGTCAGAGCCGGGCGGGCGCGCCTGACCGCGAAAGCCGCGCAGGTAGGAGCCAATGTGCTCGTCGTCCAGCGGGATCTCCACCACATCGCCCAGCTGCTTGACGTGCACGAGGTGGCGGCCTTGCCTGAACTCGTCCTTCGTCTCCTCAGGATTCGTGAATGGCTTTCCGATCTGTGTCTCGGGCCGCCAGCCGTGGAAGCGGTTGACGCGATTGCCGAGTAGCGCCGCGTAGTCGGGCACCTTGGCTGTGCCGCGCGGAAGGACGCGCAGCGCCTTGAGAGGTCCGGGCATGGAGTTGTCCCTTGGCCGCGCGATGGCGCGAGCCGGAATCGCTCACCGATTGGCGAGCTCGTTACTCAGAAGTACGTAAATGCGGTTTGCAGCGTCACCGACTGCGCAACGAACTGTTGCCCAGGCGCGAGGTCCGATGCGACGCCTGGCGAGACGGGGATGGGCGGGTTGGTGACCGTGATCGGCAGAGTGCCCGCGCCCTGAACCGCCGGGGCGTTGCACGTGATCTGCGTGGCGCTGTTCCAGACGACGCTTACCGCTGGCGTATTGCCGAAGCTGACCGTCGCGCCTTTGACGAAGCTGGTCCCCGTGATGATGACGAGCGTCCCGCCTGCGATGGGCCCCGAGTTGTTCGACAGCCCCGTGATGGTCGGTGACGTCTGCGTCGTCGAGGCGAGCTCGAAGGCGACGCTGACCGTGCCGTCGCTCGCTACGAGGTCGGCCTGAATGTCTCCGCCGAGGAACTTGTTGCTCGAGGCGACGTACATGTCGCGCTCGAGGAAGTAGCCCTGCATACGGACGCACGGCATGAAGAGGTTGCCGGTGCCCTCGAGAAAGCCGAACGTCGCGGACTCGGCAAGATCACGGAATGGGTCACCGAATCCGACCGCCTCGAGATTCGCAAGCCCCGCAGACGTCCACTGCTGCCCGAGTGTGCCGCCGGGCGGCGTGTACCCTGGGTCCCACGCGAACGTCGTCTTTTTGCGGAGCGTCGCGTAGACGGCCTGCAGGAGCGGGAGAAGGCGCTCGGTCTGTCCGGGGAAGAGCGGTGGGAGCGCGTAGACGAGATCGAAGAAGCCGCGATCGTGCTCCCAGCCAGCAGTCTTGCGACCGGTGAGCGTGCGCGTTCGACCGAGCGATAGCAGCGGAAACTTGAATTGATTCTCCTGCAGCTGCGCGTCGGTGAGGAGATACGGGTAGCGCTGGGCGACGGCCTGGATCGGCTTGCCGTCCGGCGTTAGCAGTCCGCATTGCGCGGCCTCGTACGCGATGCGCGCCCCGAGGTAGTTGTTGATGAGGTAGCTGAACCAGTCGAGGGCGAAGAATACGCTGGGGTCCGCATCCTGCAGCGACGTGTTCGCGCTGGGAGACGGCAGCGGCGCCGAGAAGGCGCTGACCTTGAGCGCGCTGTTGTTGTCGGGCACGAGCTAGCCGCGCACGTTCTTGATCGCGTGGCCTACGTAGAGTTCGGAGCCGTACCAGATCGCTTGCTCGGCCGCTCTGCGCGCAGTGGCCATCACGGGCCTTGATTTCGTCCCTGGGTGCCTCACCGCTCGGCGGTAGATGGTCACGCCGTTGGATACGAAGCGAAGCGTCTGCCCGCGTGCGCGAATCGTGTGTGCCCGCGTCCCGCTCTCGAGCAGCAGCATAGCGCCGCGGGCCTCGACGAAGCCGCGTAGACCAATGACGCCCGAGGCGTGGATGCTCGCCCGAGTGGCGCCGCTGCGATCGTGGAAGAGCGTGGACCCTTTGGCGCTGGATTCGGCTGCGGCCAACCCGGCGCGCAACGTGAGCACGGCGGCTTGGTGCAGGCCTGCCTTGAGGTTGCGCAGCCCGCTCCGCGTCTTGCTACTGTCGACTTGGATCATCCGGCCGCCGTCACTCCTTGTCCCAGTTCTCGTCCAGGTCCAGCGATTCGCAGGCGGTGAGGTCCTGGTCGCCACCGTGCGTGATGCTCGCGACAGTGATTGTATGACCGGCCGCCTTGAGCTCGCGAACGAAGCGCGCGGCCATGCGATTGGCATCCTTCGGCTGCTTCTTGTTGTGGTGAATGCCCGTGCCGCGAATCGTAATGTTCCATTGACCCATAGCGTTCTCCTTCAGCACATCAGCTTGATTGGCTCAGGGTGGCCTCGCCGGTACTTCAGCGCTCGCTCAAGATCCTCAAGCCTCTTGTCGACGGCCTCGTTCCGATCCGCCTGCTTGGCGTCGAAAGCGTGCTCCCCGTCGTGGCCTTCGTGGCGCGTGCATGCGCGCGTCCCTATCGGATGCGAGCACGGCTTCTTGCGATCGTGAAGCTCTTGAAGCTCGGCGCGGTGCTCCGGTGTGCCTTGACTCGGGTCGATCTCATGCGCGAATACCATCGCCAGATGCGCCTTGATTGCGCGCACTTGCACGTCGGTCAACGCGGCATCACTGTCTGCGAGCTCGAAAAAGCCTTGCAGCCAGTAGCAGAAATCTCGCGAAGTCACGGAATGCTCGCCATGTTGTGCGCGATCTCGGCGAAGTAGTCGCGATCGAAAGTCAGGGTCACCGAGGCGCCCTTTTGGTCCTTGTGCGTGCTGGTCACGACCAGTTGCCGAAAGCGCGCATCCTCGGGATGCGGCGTCACGACGACCTTAGGCATGGGCACCCCGTAGGCGATCCGCGTCTCGCACATGGTGCAGCGCAGGACCTCCGATAGCGGCTCGATCGGTGGCTGGCCGCCCTTGCGAATGAGCGCTGTGTCGCCGCAGCTAGGGCAGGTGAAGCTGTCGCTGGCGGCCGTTGTGGGCTCTGCGGCAGGAGGCGCGGCCTCGACGACTTCGCTCATGGCGGCGTAGTGCTCGTCCATGACTGGGTCCATCGGGTGCTCGGCTCCGCTCACAGCATCACCTGGCCGGTCTTTCGTAGGTAGAGCATGTAGCGAAGCGGCTGGTCGACGCGCTGGCCGATCTTCTTGAACCAGTCGCCGTTGGCTGAGTAGCCTGGGCCCTGGATGTTGAAGGCGATCACGGTGGGGGAGTTGGTCAACACCGCGTCGAAGATCGCGATCGCGTCGTTATCCTTGAAGGACCCAGGGTACGGCGGAGTAATGGGTCCGGCGACGACGTCCTGATCCACGAAGGCGCCTGCCGACGCGATGATCTCTTTCTGCGAGACGTTGCGGACCTTGACGTTGCCGATCGCCAGGTCGACCTTCATTCCGGTCGTCGTGTCGACGTGAGCTCCTATGCCAGCGCGCTCCCCGGTCCATTGTTGAATGCGAACCGAGAGAATGTGGGGGCGCATGCCAAGTAGCGCCGGGAGTCCGCGCAAGTTGTCGGCAATCGGTAACAACGCCGCTCGCAGCGTTGCGCCTTGCCCGACGACAGCCATTAGTACAGCTCCATGCGTCCGCCGGTGCCTCTCCTCACAGTGCGCAGATTTGGGAAGCCGACAGCTTCACCAAGATCGTTACGCGCTACCTCGCGCTGCTGAACGAGCGACTCAAACTGATCGCGCGAACTGCGCCGCGAGGCGCCCGGCGTGGATGAGTACATCTTGATTTCGTCGACTTGCTGCACGCCGGCTGATAGCGGGGCAAAGTTGGTCAACTGATTTTTGATTGCTTCAAGGCGCGTGAGGATGTCTCGCACCACTTGCTCGCCGCCAGCCATGGCGACCGGGTAGGCGCCGTTGGCTCCGTGAGCGTTGGTCAACGTCAGCCAGATCGTCGTGCCGCTAACGATCGCGATCTGTGCTGTTTCGGACGCGGGTCCCACATCGACTGTGACCGTGGTCCCGACCGTAAAGGCTGGGATGCTCGAACCTGCGATGACCGGGATCGCGGCGACGGTGAGCGCGACGGCTGCGCCCGATGGGGCAGCCGATACCGCCGTGCTGCTCGTTGTCGTTGGGTCGATGATGTACGGCTGGATCGCGCGGTCGAAGACCGCCAAATACGTTATGTATGGCTCACTACCTATTAGCGTTACGCTGACGCCAAGCTCCCATTTTATCCTAAGTATTTCCTCCGCTCTTAGCGCCATTGAGCTCTTGCGGTGCGTACAACCGAAGAATCTCCAGCGCGAAGCTCACCTTGTCGACAACCCGTTGCCCCCGCGGGTTCCGGCTCGACCATAGCTCCAAGTTGGAGTCAGCGTTGTCTGACCGATCTCCGTTCTTGTGGTGGACGGTTTCATGCTCCAGCAGAGGTCGCCCAAGTCTGCGCGACATTACCAGGCGGTGCTCCAGAATATTGCCGCGTCTCTTGTCGTAACAATTCGGATGCCCCGGCGCGCGAACCGCCGTGTACCCGCCGCCTGTGCGCTAGCGTGCTGTGCTTTGCCGTCTCTGCTTTTCCGGCAGATTTAGCGAGCCTAGTCGTTTGAGTCGATCACGGTGTTTAGGACACAGGCCATTGCCGTTGTCGTAGCCGGTGCAATTGGAGACCGAGCAACGACGTCGTGGTGGCGCGCCCGTCTGGCCACGGTGGCGCGCGCGCGCGTAGTGAGCCGAACACCATCCCCACTTTTGATGTAGACCAGCTTACGGCAGCCGGCTTCTTTGCATCTGGCCATGCTTGGAGCATAGCCACATACCTTTCCGATCGCTACGGTTCTGCGCCGATCAACCGCCCTGCCAGCGCTTGACGAAGAAGTAGCTGACCGTCGCGTTATCTCCTGCCGCGCCCGTGGCTACGCCGACCTGGATCGCCAAGCGCACGGCTTGCGCCGCCGGATTCATTCCGGCGAAGGCGTGGGCGTATTGCGTCGTGATGAGCGAGCCGGTGCCGGCGGCTGCCTTGGTCACGTTTGCCGCGGCGTTCAGGCCGAGCACGTCCAGCCAGTTGGTCCCGTCGGGGGAGTACTGCCATTTGCTCGTGGCGGTGATGGTGCTCGTCGTCAGGTCGGTTTCGACCAGTGCCCAAAGCGACTCCCACTCGATCTGAAACGTGGGGTTGCTGAGCGGCAGCACGAGGCCAGCGGACGATGCCGTCGAGCCAGCGGTGATGCCGTTGAGGGCGATGAGCGATCCGCCGAACGCGGCGAGGGGTGCAGTGAATGCGGTTTTTGCGCCCTGGCTTGTGGACTTGACGATGCGGCTGTTGAACGACATGAGTGGTCCTTTACGCGCTCCGCGCGATCACAATTCCTCGGGGCTACACCACACGCGTCGGACGTAAGCCCCGGTCCACGCGCACTGCGACTGGAGCCAATTACGAGGTGTGGAGCTGGATCGCGAATCGGTTGTCGAGCAAGCCGAATGCCGCGTAGGCCAGCCACACCATCTTCGCGTGCTCGCCGTAGTTATCGTCAGTCGAAAAGGCGACCTGAGGCAGTTGTCCCCAGCCTTGACCGATCATCGACGGGCCCAGCATGACCGAGGTCGTCACCTGAACGGAGTTCGCGTTTTGCGCGAACGGCAGGGTGGTTGCCTCGAAGATGTCGCAGCCGGCAATAGAGCCGATGTACGCGCCCTGTAGGCCAGTGACCGGATTCATCCCAGGCACGTCGTACCGTATGAATTGCGCGGCCTGCGGATCCGCCTTGAGCTGACGCGCTTGCGTGGGCGAGATGAATGCTCTGTAGCGGCCATTCGGGAAGACTGGGATGTTCAGCGGGCTCGAGTAGACAACCCCCTTGAGGGTCTCGACCCCTCGGAACAGCATGTCGACGTCCATCGGCATGTCGCCCTGGTTCTGCGAACCGTTGTCGGCCGAGAAGCCGTTTGGCCAAAGAGTTGTCCCTCCGCTCCCGGCGAACGTCGCCATAACGCCATCGAGCCACTTGTCGAGGTCGCGCTGCATGTGCAGGCCCACGTAATCGACGAGGCTGTGGAGAGCGACGGAAGTGTCGAACTTGTCGAGGGCGAATGGTGCCACCGCATTCTGCACGACCGCGTCGTACGGTCCGCCGTAGCGCTTGAGCGTGAGCGTCACCTGCTCAGAGGTGAGGTCGATGGGCGTGGTCGAAATCTGGGTGCCGCTCGTAATCTCGCGGCTGGCCAGCGTGAACCCTCCCGAGCCGTAGCGCGGGCGGTTGAGGCGCACGGTGTGGCCGGGCGACTTGCCGAGCTCCGCGACGGTCGCGATGGCCTGCGATACCATCGGATCGGGGCTCGCCAAGATGAGCCGCGCTCCCGCCTGGTAGCCAGACGTGGGGGGCCCCTGCGACGCGATGCCGCGCGCTTGGTTGATGCCTGCAAAGCCACCCGGTAGCGACGCGATGAGCGCGCTCCCAAGGGACATCTTTGCGAGGAACGCAAACACGTACTGCGGCTCGGGGGCGATCAGCATGCGCTTGCTCGTGGTGTCGTAGAACTCCTCGGGCAGCGATGCTCTGTTGATAATGGCCATCTGGCTTCCTCAGTCTGTTGTGCCCGTGCCGCGAAATGCGGAGTCGGGATTACCGTTTTTCTAGAAGTTCCTGCTCGTGATCCAGCGTGAAGAACAGAAGTGCCGTCTCGCGTTGATTCGAGTCGGTGATGTTCTTCAGATCTGCGAATTGCTCGCGCACCGGCTTGGAGGCCTGCGAGCCCGCTGGTAGTGGGGCGGCCGGTGGGGCCGTATGCGCTGGCGGGGGCGCGGCTGCCGACTTGGCTGGCGGCTGGGTCGTAGTCGCTGGTGGCTCCGTCGTAGCTGCGGAGGCCTTCGTGCCGTTGGCGCCAGCAATGGCTCGCATCGCGGCGATCTGCCGCAGCTGCTCCGATGGGTCGTCCCCGGCCAGCTGCTTGATGATCTCGCGCTGCTTCTCGTCGAGAGCCCCAAGTTCTATGTCGGCGTACTGCTTTATCGCGACCGCGTTCTTCTCAAGCGTTTCGTTTTTGGCCTTGAGCTCGTCGCGCTCCCTCTCGGCGGCACGTCGTCTCTGCTTCTGGCTATCCAGGGTCGCCTTCGCGTCGTCGATCGCCTTCTGTGCAGGAATGCCCTTCGGGGCCTTCACCCCGAGTTGCTTCAGCACCGATCGTCGCTCTCTCTCCAGACGATCGTGCAAGTAATGCGGTTCTTGAGTTACCGTGGCGCCATCGGCCGGCTTTTCTGTTTTTGGTGACTCGCCCGCCGTCGTAGACGTTTGCGTTACGACTGCTGGCGGAGTTGCCGGTGACGGCTGGATCGTGGCTGTAGTCTCTGGCATGGATGTATCCGTTGCGTTCTCTCTGAGAACGGTTTTCTTTCCCGCGTGGTACCGGACGCGTGGCCGTCGTGACTATTTGCTTAGAACGTTACGATGCAGTGCACGACAACGCGATGACCATGGCGCGCTCCCATGCCGCGGTCGTCGTTGTGATTGCGGATCCGGCAGTGGGCGCACTGAAAAGGTTCAGCGTGACGTTTCCCGCGGAAGTCGCTGCGCTTTGCGCGTAAATCAGTGGCCCGTTCGTCGCCGCGGCCTGGTTGCCAGGTGAGACGTTCGGCGAGCCGGCGACGCCCTGAATGACCCACGTTTTGCCGTCGCGCATGTGATTTTGCGCAATGACCTGGGCGAGTGTCAGAGAGCCAATGGCCAAGGCGCCGTCATTCCCGCCCGCGCCGAGTTGCACCGTATCGGTGCCGCCGGTGTACGCAGTGCCGGCGAGATCGAACGACACCTCGACGATAGAGCCCTTCTCGGTCCCCATGGGGCTCTCGACGAGCTTGATGCCTTTGATGTTTGCGAACCTAGTGGCCATGGATGTCTCCGCAGAGCACCGCTTGGGTGCCCGTTGCACACTCGCCTCCCGAGGGATTCGGAGAGGCTATTTCTTTACGATGTAGCCCTTGATCACGACTTCGACGGTCTTCGCTGCTGTCAGCGCCGCCACCGTTGCGCGCGCATTCTGTCCCGGCTTCTGGACGAAGCAGATGCCCGGCGGGATGTTCTCGGAGATAACCTGGGTCGTGGACACGTAGCCCTTCGCGAAGATCTTGGCCGTGGCTGCGCCGTCATCCACGGTGACCAGTTGAGGGGTCGCGTCGTTGGTCGTGATTGTGATGTTGGTGAGGCAAATGAACTCGCCGGCCTGAAGCGTGTACGCCGTGGCGGAGCCTGCAACCACGTAGATGGGGATCGCCGTCGGACCGCCGGCCGCTGCGAAGCTGAGGTTGCCGACGAAGGGTGTGCCGGTGCTCGGAATCACTGCGCGTCGCCCGCTTGCATCGTCATAATGGCATGGGCTTTTGCTTCGACGATCGGTCGGTCGCGATCGGCGAGCGCAATCATCCGATTGAGCTGCCGCAATTCCCGCTTCGCGGCTTCAAGCTTGACGACCTCGCGCTCAAGGTAATCGCGCCGAACCCGCATCAGCGCGATCACGTCGATAGGCTCGTTACCCGCCGCCAATGTTGGCGCCGATGCCGCAGGGTGCGCAGGCGTCTTTCGCGGCTGGCCAGGCTTTGGCTTTTCCCACGCGATGGGTGCGTCCTTGGTGCTGACTGGAGTCGAAACCCCTGCCGCGTCCCATGCGATGCCGTGATTGAAGTCAGCCGGCGTCAATGTCACATCGACGAACGTGCAGCCTTGCTTTCCGCACTTGGCGACGAGCTTGCCACCAAGCGGGGCTTTCGGGTCGTCGACGAGCTCGAAGCTCGGGTGCCCAGACCATCCACATAGAGCGCATTCGAACTTACGCGGCTGCATGGGAGGCCCTTTCTGTCGTGCTGTATCCGAACGTTGTTTTTAGGCTCTCGGCGACACCGGTCAGTGTGGCCGAGCGATGATCGTTCGGTACGCCGAAACGCGTGACGGTCCACTGGTACATAAATCGAACCAGCAGCCCCGGGTGAATCTGGAGCGCGAACTCAGCGCTTTTCGTACGCCAGGTGAGCCACATAAAACCGCCCGGGTCAGCTCCAGCCTCAGGTTTTGGGAGCCCAGGCAATGCGCGATCGAGAACGAGCGCCAGCGAGAAGACGTCGATCCACTGTTGGACACCGATCGCGGCAGCCCTTGCGTCATCCCACTTAGGTGTGCACGTGATTTGCGCCAATCCCTCGTGGAGCACTTCGCCGTTGCGCACGATCCCAAACAGCTCGGCATAGAGTCGCGCCGTTTCTTCGGGGCTCAAGCCGCGGCCTGCTTCAGCCCACGAGCCGGAAGGGGAGGCTTGGCCGCTCCTGGTGTCGCCACGGGCGATGCGGTCGCGGTTGCCATAGCTGCCGCGTTGGCCATCGCATCCTGCTGCTTCTGCGCTGCCTCTTTCTGCAACTGATCCACGTACTGGTCGGTATTGCCGATCTCGAATACGTCCTTGACATGTTCGACGGCAGTGGCCGTCGTGATGACGCCCTCTTTCTTGGCCTGGATCGCTGTCGACACCCGCGTCGACTCGTCCACGTCGCTTGGTTCGAACATGGCGCCCCACTTGAGCCGAAGCTGCGGAGCGATGATCGCCTGACGCCCGCCGTCGAAGGTCACAAGAAACTTCTGAAGGATAGGGAGCGCCTTTGCGATCCCGGGTACGTAGATGCCTGCTGGGTCTTTGGCGAGGAGCATGCGATAGACCATGCAGAGCGCCGGCAAGAGGCACTTACGCCCGAAGTCCTCGCGATCGCCATTGACGGCATTGACTTCGTTGGAGAAAACGAATGCGAGAGTCTTGCCGCTGATGTCGCCCGAGCCCGTGAGCTTCTCGGGGTCGATCCACACGTACTGAAGGCCCTCTCGTGTCTTGCTGCACACGTCGTCGGCGTGGGAGCTGACCGCTTCGAGGGCGCCGGGCGGCAGCGTAACGTAATAGAACTTGGCTTGCGGGTCCTTCGCGCGCCAGAGCTCCCCGGGGCTCTTACGCACTGCCTGCGTGGGCGTTTGGCCGTAGAGCGCATTGTCCCATTCGTTTGGCGGTTGCCCCGGCAGCGGTTGCGATCGAGCCACACGACCCACAGTGCCGAAGGATTCGTCTGGGTCAACGCCACTTGCCGCGACCATCGGATCGCCAGCGTATAGCGCTGCGAGGTGACGCGACGAGAGCGCGTGGTTGATCCCGTCGATGTCGGTGAACATCCCGTCATGAATCGCGGCCCCGTCGCAATTTCCGACGGCGTAACTCGTCCGTTGACGGGCAAACCACCACACAGGGCAGAAGGCAAAGCCGTGCGCGATCTGTCCGCCTACAGGCACCGCCTTTGATGGCGCCGTGTCGAGCGCGTCCCAAATCTCCTTGGGTGCGTAGGTGGTATCGTTGCTCGCGTCGATGACCCGCCGGTACTCCATCACAATCGGTACCGGTTCCCCGCTTGGGTCAAGCATCAGGTCGCGGACGCGATCGATGTAGCGGTAGCGAATCTCGAGACCAACGACCGTGTCCGGATCTTTCGGATCGAATGTCGGCTCACAGAGCTTCGGCCATACGGGATCGAGGTATGGCTTGCCGTTTCGCATGCAGCCGATGAGCGCAACCGAGCGACTCGCCAGGGCGATGCGCATCGCCTCTCGGAGGCACTGCGCAAGTCCGCACGTGTCAATGAGCTTGCCGTTGAACGCGTCCAGCGTCTCGCTGTCCTTCGGATCGAGTCCGAAGCGAGGATCGAAGGCTGAGTCGTCCTCACTTGTGCCGCTCAGAACAACGGGGAAGCGGTTGCCACCCATCGCCAAGTCGACTCGACTCTGAACTGCGGCCTTGACGAGCTTGTAGTTGATGCACGGCTTGCGCTCGAGGCGCGGAGTATTCGAGGCTTGGTCCAGGTAAGCCGGGCGCCCATCGTATTGCGTGCCCTCGTAGTAGCTCTGGAGTCCTTGCAGTTCCTTGGCGCGCGCACTCCTACCGGCGTTGACCAGCTTTTGCGCGTCCTCTTCCGAGAGCTTGCGCCGTCCGAGCGCGCCCACTCAGCTTACCTCGTAGCCGGTGCGCATCCGTCGGTCGATGCCGCCGAAGTGGGTGAAGATCGCGTAGCGCGTGGCGTCCATGGAGTGGTTGTTCTTGTCCTCGATGCGGTCGATCACGCTGTCGCGGTTCTTGGGGTCGCGTTTCCAGCGATACTCTCCATACTCTCGAACCGTGTGCACACATCGCGGGTGCACGTAGAGCTGGGCCCATTGGGTGCCGTCGGGACGCGTCCGCACGAGCAGAGCATCGGCAACGGTCGCGAGTCCGTCTTCCAGCGAATGGTCAGCACCTTGGATGTTCACACGCGCCTCACGGCGCAATGACTCGATGGTCTGCGGTCGGCTTGGGTCGGCGTACCATCGTGCCTTCGGGTACAGCGCCTCTACCCGCTTGGCGACATCCGCCAACTGCGAGTCTGTTTTCTCCTTCAGCACGAACTCGTCCACCTGATGCAACTGAATGTCGCGCCCGCTCCCCGCAACGCCAAAGACATCGATGATTGCAGGGTCGTTGAATCCGAAGTCGACCCCCACGATGTACTCACGCCAGATTGTGTCTGGGTGCGGCGGCACGACGTGAAAGTCGTCGCGAAAGTGCGGGTAGACGAGCCCCTCGCTCGCGTCCCAGTTGCAAAGATATTCGCGCTCGAAGAGCTGCGGAACCATCTCGGCGCGCTCTCGATCGAGCTTTGTGCGCGGAATGAAGTGAGGAAACTCGTAGCTTGTCGCCAGCGAGAAGGCATGATTGACGAACAGTTGACCGTTATTATCGAACACCTTGCCGTTCGCCCGCGCCCACGTGCGATACAGAAGACCGAAGCGACCGCGCTCTGGCGTGCCGACGATGATTCGGATGCTGAGCGAATGCTGTTCGGTCAGCCATGGACCGGCGCGTGTGTCGATGGCGTCCTTGTCGACCTGATCGCACTCATCGATGCAGATGACGTCGCACCGCATTCCCTTGATTGAGAGGGCCTGCTCCGCGCTGACCCACTGGATCCACGAGCCACCGGGGAACCGTACTCTCCAATTTGTTCGATCGACTCGTCCGCCAAGAAACCCCCACTGGCCCTGCTCGGCGAGCTCCGCCAACATCAGGTCCGCGTGCACGCGTTTGGCCGCTTGAAGATCGGCCATGATGAGCACGATTCGGACGCCCGTGCTTGGAGCGAGCGGGCGCACTCTCGTGTCCCAGTGCGCGACCAACAGGTACCAGACGAGCCGCAGAAACCAGCTTTTGCCGCCTCCGCGGCCCCACCCGATCCCGACAGTCATTCCGGGCGCGATGGCCTGGTATGCCCGTAGCTGTACGGGCTCGAGAGCGATGTTCAGGATATCGAGCCGGCGGCCACGTCACGCTGAAAGTTGGTGACCTTGACGAGCTTGGGGAGCCCGTCGCCCTTGGCGCTGATGGCGTTCTCGTGGTCGAAGACCACGGTCACGTCCACGGACGCTGCGCCTGCCGGGTTGTACATCTCGTGGAACAGCTTCTGTGCCGTAGCGACAACGCGCTCACGGGAAACTGGCGCGTAGCCAAGCTTCGCTTCGTCCGCATCCGGCGCGTCCCAGTTGCACACCGCTTTGGCGGTCACTGGATCGACCCACACATTGCGCGCGCCGTCGAGGCGCAGTGTTACGGTTCGTCTGCTCATGGTCTCACTCTCGGGGCGTGTCTACGGTTCTCTTGTGGCGCTACGACCGCAGCTGGCATCGTCGACGACGACACCGGCGCTGAGGCAGCTGGCGACGGACGCATCGGCCCGGGCGGCGGCGGACGCGGCCCATGTGGAAACATTGGCTCGGTCACAGGCCGCAGCGGGGTATTTGAGCCGCGCGCCCACGCATCTCGGTCGGCGCAAAAACGTCCGCAGTACCAGCGATCGACACGAAATAGCCAGCCGCTGATCTCGAGGCCTTTCGCTGCATCCGGGCTCCAGACGCCCGCGCTCTCACGTTGAGAAAGACCGTCAAACTTCGCTCCGCAATGCGCGCAGCGGCAGAGCACGGTCCGCGACCCGTCCCGGTTCGGTCGATACGAAATCTCCTCGCTCACGCATCCCCCGGAGTCTTGGACTCGGCCTCTACCAGTGCGGCTTCGCTCGGCATATCTGGATCCGTGCCGGGCGCCTCGTCCGCACCAAGCAGTTCATTTACGCGACCGACGAGATCGCCGGTGTGCGTCCCATGCGAAGCTGCAACGCCTTGGACGGCACCCGCTAGCATGCGCAGCGCTGCATTCTGTCGCTCTTCATGCGCTGTGTCGTGCTTCATCGCATCTCCTCCGCGCGCGCAGTCGCAAAGAGCGGTCGCGCATCCGGTTGTGGGTGCTCGTCGTGCAGCACCACGTCGATCGTGTCGTTCGCTGCGGGGGCTCGCCTTGAGCCGCTCCCGTCGAACAGGCTGTCCTTGATCTCACAGCTGCCCGCGAGCGTCTTATTGACGAAGATACGGGCGATCATCTCTTGGGCTGAAGCGAAAAGCGCCGCGACATCTGGTCGTGCAAGAAATCCGATGGACCGAATTCTCGCCAGTCCCTTGTGTCTGGATATGGCTTCTTCAGGATGCTCTGACTCATCGCCAGAAGATGCTCTTCGGTCTGTAGCTTTCTTGGCTTTCCCATCATCGATCCCTTAGTCCAAGGTCCGACGGTTTCACACCCCATTTGATCTTCCACGCCCCGCTCTTGCGATCGATCGAGAGCCGGCGCACTTCCCCCATGACGAGATCGTCCCAGTCGTCGCTGTTCTTGCTGCCGAAGTTGTTGAAGGCTGGCGTTGTATTGTCGACGTGCCCAAGGACCATGAACCGCTTCATTTCCTTGTGCCCCATGAGCTCAAGGATCCTGTCTTCGAGCGGGCGGTTGGGTGCAAGGTCGTCGATGATGTTGACCTGCACTCCGAGCAGCTTGCCGTAGATGTCGGCGGTCTGCTTGGCACGCTCGAACGGGGACGCGAAGATGACCTTCGGCACTTCGCCCGCGTCGCTCATGGCCTGCGCGATGGCGGCTGCCGTGCGCTTGCCCTCGGGCAGGAGCGGCCGATTGCGCTCCTGCTTTGGGTCGGCCGAGTAGTCGCCCGCGAAATTGTGCCGACCTACGTAGAGGCGCATGCTACTTCGGCTCCTGCGCGGGCGATGGCTCGCCTTCGGGGAGCGCGAGAATTTGGATGACGGGCTGGACGCGGCTCGTGGGGGCCGCCGCTGTCTCCAGGTCGATGCCGCGGCACTTGAGCTCGAGCTCGGCCGCCTTGATTGCCGCCTGCACGTCTGGCAATCCAGTCACCAGGTTGCAACGTCTCGCCGCCCGCCGCCGCTGACTTCGCAGCCAGTTCGCCAGAGCGAGCCTATCCTGCTCGAGCTGCTCCGGGTCGGCTTTGACCTGACGATGGGCCTCCGCGGCGTCCTGCCGGACCGTCGCCTCTTGGATGCCCCACTGCACCGCTAGCTTGGCTCGCGTCGCGTAGCCGTACCACTCACCGCGAGACATGAGACCCACGATGTGACGCACTCGCTCGCCAGCCGGCGACTTGGCGACTGTCTTTTTCTTTCGCGTGCGCGTAGTGGCACCGCGAGGCTCAGTGTCGGCCATGACGGCCTCTCTCAACGCGCTCTGTTTTTACCGTCCTATTGGCCACCCCGTAGCGCGCTCTCGGCGGGGCCAGACGTAGCGAATGCTCTAGGCTCTAGCCCTTCGGCCAGGCGCCAGCGTCTCTCAATGTTCTTACGATTTGATTGGCAACATCGCGAGCCCGCACGAACTCGATGGTCCGCAAGTCGTCTGCGGCGGTCCGTGGGTCGTGCAAATGAAACTCTTGCCGCTGAAGCTTCTGCTCTTCTCTACGGTGCCCCTTGCTCTTGCAGCCATTCGCCTTGTGCGGCTTGCAGAGTAAGCACCCGGCCCGGCGAGACTTGGGACGACCACGCTTGTGGTGAGCCACAGCCTTACGCCGACTCCCCAACCGACCGGAGCACGTTCGACGACGACATTGCTCGCCCCGACCGCTGGCGCTTGAGCACAGCCTTGAGGAATAGGCGCCGCTGGAGCGGCTTCATGCGGTCCGGCAGCAACTGCCCGTCCAGATGCAAACACTCATGCCAGACCGCTCGGGCGCTTTCGTCGGTCATCGCCGTCTGCCCAGGCTTGCCCATCGTGTTGACGAAGTCGACGACCACGAACTCGGGGGCCGGCAGCTGCTCTACGACGCTCGCGAAGGAGAGGCACCCCTCCGGGCCCACGCTGCCGCCCTGCGCTTGCGTGATGACCGGGTTGCAGAGCGGCACGTAGCTTGAGTCGCCCACGCGCAAGCAGATGAGCCGCCACGGCTCTCCTCCGGGGGCCTCGCGCACCTGGTTGGCGGCGATGCCGGCGCCGTTCGCACGCATCATCGTCTCGCCGAGGTCCTTGGCGAACGCCAGGAGCACCTCGCTTCCTAGCTCGTCGTCGCGGATGGCGCGGCACTTGCGTCGTAGTAGCGACTGGTGGGCGAAGTAGTTGAGGATTTCCACGGGCGCGTGATGCGGCCCGACGCACAGGCCACTATAGACACGGTACCGAGGCGGTACCGATTATGCCGACTTTTCTTCATTCGTGGTGGCGAGTGGCCGCGAATTCGACGGCATCGATGTACGCATCAATCCCAAGCAAATCGCTTCGTTGCTTCAGGCCGGCGATCGAGATCCACCACTTGCCGCCGCCTCGTTTCGTCGCGCGCACTTTTCCAGTCTCAACGAGCTTGCGGATGTAGCGCTTTGAGCAGCCCCACGCCTGCGCAGCCTGTGAGACACTGAGCCACCTGCGCCTATCGATCCGGCTACCGCCCACGGCGGCACGTCTTTCGGTCGTACTCGAGCACCCACGTCTTTAGCCCCGACTCGGCGTCCGCCAGGAGTAGCAGGGCCTTGGTTCTCGCGCGCTTGCGGCGGTTCTCCCGGAACGCCTGCGCCAAATCGTCCTCTGTGCCCTCGCCTTTCCCGAGCCCCGGCATTCGGCCGCGCATCCACGCGAAGACTTGCGCGAGCCCCCGCTCCTGACTCTTGAGAGACCACTCGTGGTAGCTGCGAAGCACCTCGGCGACGGCTTGCCCCTCGACGATCGCCGCCTCCCTCGCGAACTGCCGCAGGTGCCCGGCCCCGCTCATGCCTGACACGGACTGCAGCGCCATCAGCTGCGAGACGCACCGGCTGATCGTGGCCAGCCGCAGGGCCGCGCGGTGCTGGCGGTCGACGCGCGCAGCGCTCTCGGCATACGAAGTCATCCCGCCGCCGCGGGTCCCCAGAAGCCCGAGCCGCATCGCCTCGAACTGCGCCCCGCTGCCGCTCGATACCGTGGTCCTGGCCATCAGGTATTCGATCACGTCGTCGCGCGTGATCCGTGGACTCGCCGACATGTGGCCACCGTTGTGGGCGACCGTAACCGCGTTCATGTGACCTCCTTGGACCGAGACCCGCCCGGTCAGCCGACGTAGCGCGCGTGCATGACGTCGTCGCCAAGCACGATTTCCAGAATCTCCCTTCCGTTTTCGATTCTCTTGAGAATATCGCGCAGCGGGCGCTTTTGCTGAGCGCACCAGCCCTCGAGATCCTTGGCGCCCTTGCTGCTGTTGCAGGGCTGGCACGCGGGGACAACGTTCCAGAGCGCGTGGTCCCCGCCGTCCTGCATTGGGATCACGTGGTCGAGTGCGAGCTTGACGCCTGTGGCCCGACAATAGACGCACGCATGCCGGAAAGCGTCCAGCATCGGGCCCCAGTGCTTCGGCAGAAATGCGATGACAGCGCGGTGCTTGGACGCCTTCGCGCGGTGCATCTCGTCGCCAAACGCCTTCTCATTGTACGGCGCCAGTCGCTCGGCGACGCTCATGTCCGAGACGGCTTGGAGCCGCTCTTCGAACATCCGGCGCCCGACCGTGTGCGGCATCCCGTCGCACTCGTCCTGGAGCGCGTCGAGGTCGAAGTCGGGCGGAGCGCGTTTCAGCTTGCGCTCAAGCTCAAGATCCCCCGGGAGCAGCCACCTACTGAGCCGCAGCATGATCCAATTTAGCACACGCTCCGAGGTTACTGCGGATCATGAGCTCGCTCTCGGCCTCGCACCAGAGCCAGCGCAGGTCGGCTTGCAGGTCGGGCGGTAGGCGGTAGTGTTTAGACACGCAGGCTCACCTTTTTCTTTCCTCTCTTGATGTGCGTCACGGGCCAGACGCCGAAGCGCTCGTGGTACGCAAGGGCGTCCAGCGACTCGCGCGCGCCGCGGAGTTCGGCGCAGATGGTCCACAGCGCCTCTACCAACATGGCGATGGCAGGATCGATCCCGCACATAACTGCATAGCGAGCCGACGCCTTATATCGCTGCTCGGGCACGCTCGGCCTGGGCCCTCGGCGCACGAGCTTCGCGGTTCGGACCCAGCCGGCGCGCATCATCACGGCGGCCTTTCCTTTCGGGGGGTAGGCGGTAGTGTTGCTCATTTCTCCAGCTTCCTCATCTGCTCGACGCGCATGGCCGACTCTCCGCCCGGACAGTGCTTGGTGTGTTCGTGCGCGCGGTTCATCCTGAGTTCAAGCATCTCGACCACTCCGAGCCCACCGGGGGCCGCAGGAAAGTGCGCTTCGAAGTCCTGCCCCTTGCCGCAGTGGGTGCACCTCCACGAGGTCGCCCACCATGACGGTTACGGCGGGTACCAGCCCACGGTGCTTACTCATTGCACTGGCCGCACGGATTTCGATCGTGAAGAGAGCGCCACAACATTCGACCTCCCTCTTCTTCGCTTATCTCGTTTCCACTTCTCGTACTTCCATGCCTTGTCCTGCAACGCCCGAGCGCGGCGCATCGCCTTCATGCACTCGTCGCATACACAGCCATGATCGCCACTCGACAGGGCGATCTCGTAGTGCCTTCGCCACAAATGAAGGCACTCAAGAACGGTTTCCTGCTCGGCGACAGATAGCCCTTCGCGAAGGTGCCACTCTAGATGTTTGCGCCGCTGCTCTCTACCCTTCAGCCCATTCCATTGGCTGCTCCATAATTCACGCCTCCACATCTCTTTGCGACCAAACGACCATGACCGGATCGCGTCAAGAAGAGCCGTTGCCTCATTGAGCGACCTTCCGCGATACACCATCTCCGACACCGCGTGCATATCGCGCTCCGTCGCACTGTCGATGAGCTCCTGGAGGCGCTCGCGCTCATGCGTCCATCTGTCGTATTTCTTAGTGATCCACCCGAACATCATTGAGCTGCCCTCAACAAATATGACCACCGACAGAACCCCGCCAGACCGCGTGATGACACCACACGGACGCCGCGAGGACCCCTTGCCACACGACGACGCCGTGAGATCGTGGCGTTGACGTCATGACCGCCACTAAGCCATATATTTCCGCATGAACCAGACATCATTTGCATTCCACGCCACCCAACACGTCCCCGGCTACGAGTCCGAGGCCGAGCGGAGATTTCTTCTCGGGCTCTCTCGGGCAGGGTGGTTACAGTTCGAGCCCGCCAACGACAACGCCAGTTCGCCGGCAGTGTGGCTGCACCATCGGTATCCGACGACAGTGCTGTTCTCCCAGCTAAACCTGTGGCCGCTCGTCGGGCTCGAGCATATTGCCGATTACTGTTTCCGTCGATACGCCAGCCCGCGCAAGAGCCTTGTCGTTGAAATTGATGGCGACGCTTACCACTCATCACCAAAAGAGCTGGCTCGCGACAAACGAATTGACAGGATGATTCAGGCCACCGACGGATGGGGCGTCCACCGATATCCGGCGCGCGAGGTACTGGACGTGCGCCTGTGCGATCACACGGTACGAGGCATCCACGCGCACCTGGATCGATGGCACACGACGCCCGGAGTCGTCCCGCGTGTTTCGTCTGCCCGAGCCTAGGAGATGTGATTTTCATCGCATCATATCCGCCTCCGTTTGCCGACGGAATTAGGACCTTGTCGGTGTGGTAGCCCGTACGTTGGCACTCGTGGACACTCACAGTTTCCTCCCGCCTTTCTTCGCCAGGTCCAAAGCCGACGCGATGGCCCTCTCGCTCCCGGCCGGCGCCAGCGCCACCAGCCCCGACGTGGGCCGCACCTCGGCCTGCTGCGCTGCCAGCTGCCGCGCGCCCGCCACGGCCGCCGTCAGCTGCTTGCGGAGCGCCAATGGCTTGGTCCCCAGCGGCTCGATGATCGCGCCCGCCGGAATCGGAAGCTCGGTGACCGTGAAGAACATCCACGGCGGAAACACCATCCAGCCCCATACCATCTGCCCGGTCTGCTGATTGTGCTGGACCTGCACGTGCACCTCGAAGACGGGGCGCATGACGAATCCGGCGGTGAGCGCCCTGAATCCGTCGAGCGTAGGCATCTCTTCGAGAGCGTCGAGGCGCTTGCCGATGAGGCGCATGCCGTTGCTCTGGACCATGTCCCAGTCGTCAAGCTCAGTGTGCTCGATGGCGCCGTTGGTCATTGTGTCGTTCATGGCTCGCTCCGGTCGTTGGGGTCCGCGTGCGCCGGTTATGTCCTCCCCGACGTAGCAGCACGCGCCTTTGGGGCACGTCGGGTCATCGCCGCCGCAGACGAAGTTTTCGCCGCAGCACATGTGCCCAGAGCATTGCACGCCGTTAACGCCGCATGGGTATTCCGTATTGGGTCCCGTGGGCGGCTGCAGCGCCGAGCAGCCGGATAGCGCGTGCATTACCGCAAGCAGCAGCGCTCCGACGATGAGCCCGAGCCCGGTGCTTATTAGCAATTCGGTTTTAGTGGCCATTGCGTGTGCCTTCTTTCTTTCGCTCGGCGAATTCGTACACGGCCGCGCCCAGCCAGTCCCCTAGATTCTCGAACGGCAACGGGTACCGAAACGTCGCGACAGCATGCTCATGGTCCGGCAGCACGTCGCCGCACTTGAGCCGAATTTGCAGCTGCGTGACCCATTCGCGCAGGCTGATTGCGTGGCGTGCGTATTCCGCGTCGGCATGGGCTTGTGCCTCGCGCTCTTGGCGAATCTCTCGGCGTCGGCGCTCTTCGCGCAGCTGGTCTCGCTCGGCCCCACCACGGAGCTCTGCGACCACGGCGTCGACGAACTTGGTCCACGCGCGACCGCCAAAGTCGCCGTCAGGCCGATTCGCTCGGACCCACGCGACATGCTCGTCCCATTTCGCATCGATGAGCCTTGGGTCAAGCCCGCGGATCTCTGCTTCGGCGCGCATGTGCTGGGGGATCGGAACGGCGCTCATGTTCCGGTTCTCCCTCTCAAAGTTTCATCAAAACTGGCTGCGTCCCGGAGCTGTCGCTGGCGTTCATTCTCAACGTCCTGCTCGCTCAGGCTTTCCGGTAGCCCGGGTCTGAGTCTCTTGGCGGGCGCCACCGGTCGAGTTTCGCTGTGGCGATCTTGAGCACTAGGCTCTCTGATCTTATTTGGTACGGGAACGGGATCGGGAAGAGACGGACTCACGCGTGATGTTTCGCGTGACTCACGGCGTGACTCACGCGGTGACTTTTTCTTGGGGTGTGATTTCCGGTAAGTCTCCGCTCGCTCCGCGTCCTGTCTGCGTTTCGCAAGCACTTGTTCTCGCGAAGGATTGTAGATAAGGAAATCATGGATCACGTACCCGGTACCTGTCCGTTCCCAGAGCCCGCAGTCCACGAGATGGTCGGCAATTATGTACGGATCTAGACCCTCTTCACCACCCATTGACGAGTTCCCGTCGAGCAGCGCGAGCGGGTTTGCGACGTCGAAATGCACGCGCTGCAACGTGAGTAGCGCCGTGACGCGCGAATACTCGACATGACCGTCGGTCAAATTGCGACACGACCATGTGATTGCCGCTACATGGAGAGCAAATCCGAAGACGCCGGCCCGAGCGATTTTCGGATTATCCAGAATGGCATCATCGAGTTTCGCCCATACCATTAGCGTCCTCCGTGAGTCACTGCGAACGTCCAACGCTTGTCACAACGTGACTCACGCGTTACGTTTCCTGTGTCATGTTCCCAGAAACGTTTATCGTCCTCACCCCGCTCGGTCCGGTAGAGCTCGACTTGGGCGACGAGCTGCGCACTCCGACGATGCAGCCGGTCCGCTCGCGCAGCGATGCCTCGCCAGCACGCCAGGAGCCACGCCAGGCGCGTCCGCGGGGTCAAGGCGCCCCCTCAATCTCGACGCGCAGCGCATAGGGCCCAATCGCTTGCGCGTATTCGAAGCGCACGGCCTTTGTGTCTCCGTCGTCGACACCGAGCACATCGCAGATTCCGTCCTGTGGCGCCTTACAAGAACTCGCCACGGCATCCGGGTCGAACGCCTTGCGCCCTACGCGCGTCAGCTTGACGACCAGGGGGGGCTTGGGCCGTCCGTGCGTCCTGACGGCCAATAGCGTGTGCACGGCCGCTTGGTGGCGCAGCGCGGCCCTCCGGCGGGCCCTGGCGTGGAAATGTTCGCGTTCGTTCGACTCGTTCTTGAGTCGGCAGCGATAGGCGAAGGAGATCACCATCGCTCGATGTCCGGTAGGCCGAAGGCAATCGCGACGACCAACGCGGCCCAAAACAATAGATCGCACAGCTCACTCACTCGCCCACCTCCTCCCGACTCAGCTGCGAGCGCGGCGTCCCCACCGTCGCGCAGTAGTCCCATGGACCCCGAGTGCCGGCGCGCCGGTAAAGCGTCACGCGCCGCTCTGGCCCGTAGCCGGCCAGCACCTTGGCCGAGGCGTAGGCCGCGTGCGTGGATTGCTCGTCCGCGTCGTCGAACGAGAACGAGTCCAGCACCGACACGAACGTGCGCCGATGATTGTCGTCGACGTATTCGCTGCGGCTCTCGGTGACGCGGAAGTAGTTGGTGATCATGCTGCCTCCGGCGGGGGCCTACTCGGCCGCTTGGGCGGCTTCGGCGGGGGCTTACGAGGCAGGAGGCTCTTGTCCTCGAACCACGCCGGCCGCTCTTGCTTTGGTCTCTCGCTGTCCGGGTGCTTGGGGGCAGCGAATCTACGCGGTTGTCCGCTCATGACGTCCTCTCCTCCTCATCCCAATCCATCGCGCCCCACGCCTTGCCGTAGGCCCACACCGCGCCGCTCTGCCAGCCGATGACGTCCAGCGTCTCGGCGAGCCATAGGAAGAATTGCGAGCGGAAGGTATTGGTCACGTCGCCTCCTTCGGCCGGCCGACCAGCTTAGGGCGCGCCTTCGAGATGCGCTCCGCTTCTTGGATATCGGCCTGCGTCCGCAACGGCGTGCTGCGCTTGTCGACGAACATCACGCACCGCTGCTCCGCATTCGAGTCGCCGCGCTCGATGAGCATGTCAAGAATCCGTTTCGCGTTTCCGTTGCCAGTGCCGTTGCACTCCTCGTATCCAAAGAAGAGGTGCGCCGCCCAGACCGGACATCCTGCGCTATCGCTGTCGGGCATATTGATGCAATGCGAGCAGAAGCGCTGCTCGAAGTCTGAGCCGGCCGTGCCGTTGGGGAAGTAGCCCATCACGCGCCGCCTTTCTCGAATATGACGAGCACGCACCCAAATGGGGGATACCGGTAGCCTCCGCCCTTCTTCCCGTTCGCGAGCCCCTTGTCCGCGTCCGGGTGCTCGGGCGGCAGACCGAACTTCACTCTCTTGGCGATGAACTCAGTGGTGATGTGCGGCGGCGAATCACGGCCATCGCGATACGGCTCGACGTACTCTTGCCACCAAGGCTGCTCGGTTCGGTCAGCAGGGAGGAGCATGACGACGAGCGGACAGCCCCAATCGCGCGTCTCAAAGAACGCCTTATGCACCCAGTCGCAGATTGAGGAATACGGTGGGTTGCACCAGACGCGCTCGTTCTTCCATGACGCCGTGAGTCCGGTCTCATGGGATGAGTGCCCATTTGCGGCGCCTAGTCCGAGCCTGTCGTAGTACCTGGGCAACATGGCGTTGTCCGACGAGGCCGCGACGTCAATCGTGAACCGAAAGCGCGCGTGCACAGGATCGAACAGGCTCCGCGGCGTGCGGCGATCGTCCACCGAATCGAGGCCGCCCGACTCGTGGAATAGCTCGCTCTGCCGGACGCGCACTTGCTTCGGGTGATTTCGCGGGCGGATGCCGGCTTGGCTCATGCGGGCGCCCTCCGCACGTAGTTGCGACTCGTGACCACGCGGTAGCCATCGCTCTCAAACTCCACGAGGCACGAATTCATCGCGGCGCGCACGAGCACGTGGCAGCGCTGGCCGAAGCGCTCAGGCAAGCGAGTGCGAACGCGCCAGAGGTAGACCGCGACGTCGCTCACGACTGCCCAGCCCATTTGCCGGCGAGACTTCGGTACTCCACCGACCGCCCCGCCTTCTGAGCCGCCTCAATGCCGAGCTTCATCCCGCCGGAGATGCCGAGATCCTGGTAGACGACGGTGGCGTCCGCCTTCGTCCCCCACGCGAGCCCAGCCGCGATGCCCAGCGCGCGCTGCTTTGGATCGTTGTCGTCGAGGAATGGAGGAAAGACCAGATGCGACGCGTACGGCGATTCGCCGCGACTCAGGCAGTCGAGTACCGCATCGCCCAGATAGGCGTGGTTGCGTACGCGGTCGCCAGCGAATGGGCTCTCGATGACGACGAGGCGCATCTGTGGAGCGCCGCGGCGCAGCGCCATGGTCTGGTCGTATCGAGCGCGACGCCGTGGGTGATGCTGGCCGCATACGGCGCGCCCATCGTGAACCAGCGTCGCGCCCATTCGGCAGCGATGGCCCCAAAGCGTGATGGCCGTGCAATGGCTCTTGCTCATCGTGCAACCGCCACATCGACGGCGACAGCGGTGGAGGCCGACAATCCCCCCGCCTCGCCTTGGCTCCGGCCGCCACCGGAAGCCCGTCTTTCCTCACACGGATCATCAGTCCCGCGGCATGGCGCGCCTTGGGAACCTCCCCGCTCGGCTTTCGAAAGTCGGTGGTGCGATCTGCGCGGCTTGTCGCACGTCCGCGTCTGGTGCCCTACGCCGTTGCAGTTGTGGCAACGCTGGGCCTTGGGGATGCCGCTCTGCCCCGAGTCCGCTGGCTGGCGGTAGACGATGGGGAAGCCCAGCGGCTTTGCCGTGGGCGGGAGATGCGGCATGTGGCCGGCGAGTAGGGCGCTCATGGGCGTTTCCTCTCGGGCCAGATCGCGAGCCCTGCGCCCGTCCAGCTGAGCGCCAGCGCGAGGATCGCGAGAGCCCCGGCGATTTTGTCGTGGGCGGTCATGGGGCCACCGCTCGGAGCCGAGGCTTGCCGCCATCGCCACAGAAGCCGGCCGGCATCGGCCCCCCGTCCTCGTGGAGGACTACGCTGCTCAGCGTCCGTGGTCCGTCCTTCTGAACCTCCACGAGGTCGCCCATAGCGAACGGGGACCATGGGTCTCCGCCGCCTACGCTCATCGTGCTGCGGTAGTCGAGCTCCGCAAGCACCAGGCCACACCATGCGCAGACTTGTCGGCATTCCGAACCGACGCGCACCGGGAAACCGGCGATGTGGATCACGACGCACCCGCCCGCAGCAGGCCGTCGACTGCTGCGCTGGGTGCGCGCGGCGACTCAACCGTACACCCAACCGTTTCGGGTACCGCGTGGGCTAATTCAGGACAACCGCGGCCACTGAACGACCCCGAGAGCCTCGATAATCCTGTACTGAACTGGACAACAGCCACCTTGCCAAGGTGGACGTCGAGGGTTCGAATCCCTTCTCCCGCTCGATACTTACGACAACTAGCGCGCGCGTCTCTCAACCGCTGGCCCAACCATTGTGCGTGGCTCCCACCGAGAGGGCCACCCGAGCTACCGCGCCCCGCATCTCGTCCGCCCGCACCGTAGCGTAGTGCTCGCTCATCTCGTCGGTGGCGTGCCCGCAAATCGCCTTGCGCAGTTCCTTCTCGACGCCGGCCCCACGAGCCAGATCCTGGAACGTCCGGCGCATCCCGCCAGGAGAGAGCGCGAACGAGAGGCCAATTGCCTCGCTCGCCCGAGCGAACGGCTTGTCGAGCGCTGAGCGCGACATGAAGCCGCCCAAGAGGGACGGGAAGAGCAGATCGCTGTCCGCCCGAGCCCCCCTCAGCTCCGAGCAGTGCCACTCCAGGATCGACAACACCGAATCGGGCAAGCCAATCCTGTACCGGATCGATGTCTTCGTGGTCTCCATCACCTCCTGAGCGAGGGAGTTCGACCGCCGCACGATAATCGCCTTCTCGGCCCAGAGCACGTCCGCGCTTGGCCCCCGGCGCCGTAGCGGTCGCAATGTCGACGGCCGCAGCCCCGTCGAGAATCCGAGCACCGCCATGGCGTAGTGCTGCGGGAAACGTCGCCGCATCTCGGCGAGAAACCGAGTGCACTGGTCGCGCGTGAGCGCATTGGGGTCTTCCTGCGTGTACGTTGCGTGCTCCGCCGTAGGGAAGGACTTGACCCGCAGCGTCGGATCGCGCTCGAGCTGCAGATCGTCCACGGCCGTGCGAAGGATCACGAGTAGGATCGAGAGCCATCCGTTCGCCGTATTGGGCGAGAGCTCTGCGCGCGCGATGCGCTTGGCAACCTTGACCTTCCATTGCTCAATCTCCTGCTTGTTGATTGCGCCCACCGGCGATGACCCGAAGGCCGGAAGTAGATGCAGCCGTAGCGTCGTGTCCCACCGCTCGCGCGTCTTGGCGCTCTTCAGATCCCGAAGCTCCACCTTTCGCTCGTAGAGTGATGTCGCGTACGCGCTGAATGGCTGCGTCGAGCTGAGGGGGCGCGACCTTGCCTCGTCGAGAAACGCTTGACGCCGCGCGACGGCTTCTCGCTGCGGCACCTCGGCGATCACTCGCGTCACGATCTTCTGCCCGACCTTGCCCCAGAGCAGAAAGCCGCCGCCGCGAATCTTCAGGAGCCCCGGCCGGCTCGTTTTCTGAACCTCGTAGCCCCACCGCTTGATCCACTGCTGCATTGCTCTCTCCGGACATGAACCGCTCCAGCTCCTCGCGCCGCCACACGTACGAGCGCCCGCGACGGTGTCCAACGACGAGACCGCGGGCGCGGGCCTTGAGCAGGCCGAAGATGGACGCGTAGAGGCAGTAGGCCGCAGCTTCCTTGGTCGTCATGTAGGGCGACGTTGTCACCGCGCCCCCCTTGGATTGAGACCCGCCCATCGCTCCATGTCGTCAGCGCACTGCCGCGCCTCCTCAACCTTCGCCGTGTCCTCGCCTTCCGCCTCTCGCCAAGCGGCCCACGCCCGCACGAGAAACGGCGCATGCCGGTCGCGAGCAAGCAAGACGAACATGGGCTCGTCGGGCTTGGCGTTCGCGAAGCAATCGAACGCGCCGGGGTTCGCCTTGGTGCCCAAGGTTACGCCGCATCCTTGACCGCGATCATTCGCTTGACCATGTCGACGAACTCCGCGTCAAGCTCGTCGCGCAGCTGACCGAATCGGCCTTTGCGACCCACGAATATCTCGTCGGCGACTTTGCGCGCAGCCGCGCGGCACGCGTAGTAGTCGCCGCCTTTCTTTCTCGCGGCATGAGCCGCATCGAAGATGCGGCGAATGTCAGGATCCGCCGCCACCGCCGCCACCTCCGCCACCTCCGCCACCGCCGCCACCGCCGCCGCCGCCACCTCCGCCACCTCCGCCACCTCCGCCTCCGCCACCGCCGCCACCGCCGCCACCGCCGCCACCTCCGCCACCTCCGCCACC